CGGAGAGGCGCAACTGGCGAAGGCGGAGAACTCCCTGAAGGTCTGGCAGATGCGGCGGGCGGGCTACACGATCCGCGAAATCGCAGCGCAGATCGGCGTCAGCAAGTCGGAAGTCGGGCGCATGGTCAAGGATGCCCTGGACGATTACCACGTCAAGAACCAGGATCAGGTGGCCGATTATGTGGCGCTGGAAACCGGGCGCATCGAGGTCATCATGCGCGCCTTCATGCCCAAAGCGCAGACCGGCAACGCCAGCGCGGCCGATGTCGTCCTCAAGGCGCACGACCGGCTCGCCCGGATGCACGGCATGGACGCGCCAAGCAAGATTGCACCGACCACGCCAGACGGCAAGGATGAGTTCGGCGGCGGCATCGGACTGGCGGCACTCCTGGCGGAAGCGAGAAAAGCCAAGGAATGAGTCAACGCATCATCATGCCGGCGCAAGACGCGCTGGACGCCTACCTGGAACTGCGGTCGATATGGGCAAACAGCCCGGAGCTATACGCCAGGCAACGCCTCGGCATGAAACCGACCTGGCAGCAGCGGCAGACCTTTGAGGCCATCGCCCCGGAAGGCGCGAAGGTGACGATCAGAAGCGGGCACGGCACCGGCAAGACAGGCAGCATGGCCGGCATCGTCCTTTGGTTCCTGGAAACACGGGAATATCCGAAGATTCCCTGCACGGCACCGACCAGCCACCAGTTGCGCGATGTGCTGTGGGCGGAGATAGCCAAGTGGATCAGGCGAGCGAACCAGTTGAGCGTCAGCAGGGGCGACCCGCCGTTGCTCTGGCTGGGCAATATGTTCCGGCTGACCAACGACCGCATCTATGACGTCTCGGCGAGCGGCGAATGGTTCGCAACGGCGCGCACCAGCAGCAAGGAAAACCCGGACGCGCTGCAAGGCTTCCACGCGGGCGACATCGAGATTGACGACAGCGGCACCGGCATCGCACGCCATGACGGCGGCGGGCAAATCCTGTTCATGGTCGATGAGGCCAGCGGCGTTCACGATGCAGTATTCGAGGCGGCGGAAGGCGCACTGTCCAGCCACGGCGCGCGCTTCCTTATGGCAGCGAACCCGACCAAATCAAGCGGCTATTTCGCAGCCAGTCACCGCCAGAACAGGGGGGATTTCACCGCCCTGCACTTCAAGAGCAGCGAAAGCCCGCTGGTCGATCCGTCTTATCGGCCGAATTTGGTCCGCAAATGGGGAGAAGGCAGCAACGTCGTGCGCGTGCGCGCCGATGGCGATTTCCCAAAGCAAGATGACGATTCGTTGATCGCGCTGGAATGGGCGGAATCGGCACTCGACCGTGACGCACCGAGCGACAACAACGCGGACACCCGGATCGGCATCGACGTCGCGCGCTTCGGAGATGACCGGACCGTGTTCACCGTGCGCAAAGGGCGGCACGTTCCATTCGCAAAGATCGCGGCGAAGCAGGACACCATGCAGACAGCAGGCCAGGCGGTGCAACTGCTGGAAAAGTACGGCGGCACCGCCTACGTGGACGTTGGCGGGCTGGGGGCAGGCGTCGCGGACAGGCTGCGCGAGTTGGGCAAGCCAGTGATTGAGGTCAATTTCGGCTCGGCAGCCCCAAGCCGGAAGCGACACCAGGCAGAGCGGGATGACAGCCCAGGCCAGAAAGGTCAGTCAGCGCAGGCAAAGCTGATCCGTGACCTGATCTGGCTGGAAATGGCGGACTGGTTCCAATACGAGGAACCGACCTTCGCCGGCGCGGACAAACAGATCGCGGAAGACCTGGCCGGCGAAGTCAGTACCGTGAAATATCGCCTGGACAGCAGCGGCAAGCTGCAAATCGAACCCAAGGACGAAACCAAAAAGCGGCTCGGGTTCAGCCCCGACATTGCCGACTCGCTCGCCTGCACGTTCCACCCAGGCACAACCGGACCCCGTTATTCCTTTGAAGGCGAAAGGGCATTCTGATGTTGACGAAACAGGACGTTGACCAATGGCTCCGGCTGCTGCCGGTCAAATCACGGTACACCATAGACGAGGTGGCGCGCGGGGTGGCAAATATAGTCGGCATATCCCATCAAGCCGCGTATCGACGCATCCTGCGCAGGACGGAAAAAGGCGCAATTGAAAGTTTCAAACTACCCCTCGACCGGACGAATTGGCTGTCGCGCAGTACGGTCGAGAAGATCATGAGAGGCGAAATCGAATGAATATCGTGACCAGGCTGTTCGCAGCAAAGACCCCGGAGAAGCAACCGGACAAGCCAGAAACAGGCGACATCTACACCGGGCACGCGGTCGAGGAACTTCTCTCGATGCTGACACAGATGCCGGACCCGGACGAAGTGCTGGAAGAAGCCGGACTTGGGCGCGAAGACCTCCGCAAGCTGGAAGGCGATGACGAAATCAGCACCGCACTGGAAACCAGACAGGACGCCGTGAGCGCAACCCCATGGCGCATCGAACCAGGTGAAGGCCCGGAGTTCGATTTTGCCTATCCGCAAGTCAAGGCGTTCATCGAGAAGATCATCCAAGTGGCCTGGGCGGCGATCCCCTACGGTTACTCGGTGGGAGAAATGGTCTATGAGAAGAAGGACGGCAAGATCGTCTGGAAGACATTCGAAGAACGACCGTTCGAGTGGTTCGAGCCGAAAAGCGACGGTCGCCTGATCTACCGACCCGTCAACAGGGGCGGCGAAATCAACGTCTTCGATGAGTGGCCGGCACAGTTCTTCCTGACGCGCAGGAAACCGAGCTATCGCCAGCCATACGGGCAAGCCCTGCTCACCAGGCTTTATTGGCCTTGGTTCTTCCGCAACGCCGGCTGGCGCTTTTGGGCGCGCTTCCTTGAGCGTTTTGGCTCCCCGCTCCTGATCGGGCAAACCAACGGCAACACGGCAGACATGGCACGCGCACTGGCGCGAGCCGTGCAATCAGCCGTCGCAGCAGTCGGCGCGGACGATAAGGTGACAGCCATCGGACCCGGCAACACCGGAGAGTCGTTTCGCCATTTCAGCGACGCCGTGGACAAGCGCATCCAGAAGGTCGTTCTCGGCCAGACACTGACAACCGATGTCGGCAGCGGCGGCAGCTATGCGGCAGCAAAGGTGCACGACCTAGTGCGAGACGATCGGCGCATGGCCGATTGCGGACTGATCGCAGTCACCATCCAAGGGATGCTCGACACACTGATGATGCTGAACGGCAAGCCAGCCGGCACGCTGACCTTCATCATGGAAGACGAAACCGGCTTGCAGTTGGAGCGGGCGACGCGCGATGTGGAAATGGCGAAGGCCGGAATCATCAAGTTCACGGAAGAATATCTCCTGCGCGCATACGACTTCGACCCGGAAGACTTCACCATCCCGACAGCAGCACCGGCACCGGAGCCGACACCCGGCAAGGACGGCAAGCAACCGCCAGCGGCAACACCCGCAGCGAAGGCGGCGGCACTGTTCGCAGCCACAAGCCCGAAGTTCTCGCCGGCGCAAACAGCCCTGGAAGACCTGGCGGAAGACACGCTCGCGCAGGCAGGCCAGCCGATACCGCCAGCCGCGATCCGGGCGGCAATCCGCGCATCGACCACGCCGGAAGACCTGATGGAACGACTGGCGGCACTGTTCGACGGGAACGACGCAGCCGAATTCCAGGCCATTGCCGAGCGGGCGCTGTTCGCGGCCGATGTGCTGGGCTACGTCCACATGGAAGCGCAGGATGCCTAAACCGCCAGCCCTATCGATGGGCACGGTCAAGCCCAGGGACGCCATCATCGCCTCGGCGAACAGGGGCGTCGTCCTGCCAGATGTCTACTATGGGAAGATGCACGGCATCGAGCGCGCGGAAGCGTTCAGCATCGCCGGCATCGCCAAGCTCGACCAGTTGCAACTTGCCATCAACAGCCTGACGACCGCCATCCACGGCGGCATGAGCTTCGAACAATGGAAGCGAGACGCGCTCAAGGCGGAGGACGTTGCTGCCCTCCCCGCGCACCGGCTCGACAACATTTTCCGCACCAACATTCAAGGCGCATACGCACGCGGCAAGTGCGTCCACATCGCAAACAATCAGGACGCCAGACCGTTCCTGATGTACACGGCGATCAACGACAGCCGGACCCGGCCGGCGCACGCAGCCATGAGCGGGCACGTTGCCAAAGCAGACGATCCAATCTGGAAGGCATGGATGCCGCCGTGTGGTTACAGGTGCCGCTGTACGGTCATCAGCCTATCGCCTACCCAGGCAGAGAAGCGCAAGACCAAAGACGACGAACGGCTGGCGAAGGACGCGGACGCAGCCCAGGCGCGAGAGGCAGCCAGGCAAGGCGGTCCAGACGAAGGCTGGGACTACTCACCCTGCGAGAACCCCGACCCCACCGTGCAGCAGGCGATCAGCCAGCGCAAAGCGGCAATCGCAGCCGTGTTCGGCCCGAAGATCGAGAAGCTGCAACAGGCGGCAGCAGCGATCGCGGCAAGCGGTGATTTCGCAGCCTGGACTAAGATCGAAGGGCGCAAGGGGACCAACCCAGGAGGCGTCTATCAAGCCCCGGACGGGCGCAAGTGGTACGTCAAGGAGTACAGCAACCCCGACCAAGCCCGCAGCGAAATGGCAGCCCAGGGCATCTATAAGATGATGGGCATCGAAACACCGAACCAAATGCTGGTCACGCACCAAGGCAAGACCATTCTCGCCAGCGAGTGGATTGACGACCTCGCCACGCTGCCGGCCGATGTCCTAGCCAAGAAGCACGCGACCGACCTGGCGCGCATCTACGCCACAAGCGCACTGGTCAAGAATTGGGATGTGGTCGGGCAGACGATGGACAACCTCGCCAGGACCAAGGGCGGAAAGCTGATAGTCATCGACGCAGGCGGCAGCTTCAAGTTCAAAGCACAAGGCGCATTCAAGGAATTCATGGCCGGACCCGTCGAGGAAGTCTCGGTGATGATTAACCCGAACCGGACAGCCGGAAAGGTGTTCAGCCAGTTGCCAGAAGCGAAGCGCAACGCGGCTATCAAGTTGCTGGACGGCATCACCAAGAAGGCATTGCAAGAAAACTTTCAACTGGCAGGATTCAGCGCGGAGGAAGTGAAGGCGTTGACCGACGCGACCTGGGCACGGCGCAAGTGGATGCTGGAAACGCTCAACAACAAGAGCGTTAAGGCGATCAGAACAGCGACGTTAAACGTGGATGAGGCAATCAATATCCTCGGTGCAACGCCTACTTATCCAACTCCAAGAGGCGGGTCCGGCAATGTCATGCTTGCTTCACTTGGACACGACCCAGCAAGCGTCAAAAGCAAAATCAGCCGGCTCGCCAAAGACTATAGCTGGGGAAAAGATGAGTCCCCGTTTAAGGCATCAATATGGGCATACACAACGAGCGATTACAGGAACATCAATCCGTTGCTATGGGACGCTGCAACCAATGGGCACCAAGCTGCCAGCAGGGTGGCAGCGGTTATCAATCAAGGGTTGTCGATGATGCCAAAGTACAGCGGACCAGTGGCGCGCGGCGTGCGAAGCATGGACCCGGCTTATGTGAATATCGCCAGAGAAGCCCATAAAACAGGCAAGCCGGTCGAGCTATGGGGATTCCAAAGCGCAGACACAACTGGCGGGTGGAAAAAGCAAATCGTGCTGCACATAGACGCCAAAGGCTTGCAGGGTGTGGACATTGACCACCTAAGCGCGGCGAAAGGTGAACTTGAAGTGCTCTTTCCGCACAAAGCAAGGTTCTTCGTGCGGAAGGTTGAGCAGGATAAATATGGCAAAACGCATATCCACGTTGAAGAAAGCGTGGACGCGCTCACCGGAGAGGCGTTGAAGCTGGCTGCTTATTGAGCAACCTTGATCGCAGCGTTTGAATCATCATCGCGCATGATCTGCGACGTTGACGGCGGGCGCTGCTCCATTTCCCGAGCAATCGCGGACAAACCTTCAAGGTGAGCCGCGCATTCTTCTGCCGTCATGTTCATGCTTTTTAAGGTCTGCGAGCGGAGCGGCTCCGGCAAGTCGAGAACAGAAAAGTCCTTCATGCCATCGCCCCCTCACTCACCAACTGGAACCGGCGCATGGCGAGCCAACAGTCGGCATAAGCATCGTGCCGGTCGTCCTCGGCAACCGAGTTCTTGAAATTGTCGTATTTGATCGAAGACAGCCGGGAAACCAGCGCGGCACCGACCACGGCACGCGGCAGAACAGCCCGAAAGCGATAGTCAGCAGTCGGCGTCTCGGCAACCTCGGCATCAGGGAAGACCCGCTCAATATCACCAGCGACGCGAGCGCGCACCAACAGCACGCCCGGGTCAGTGCGATGAGCGACCACGGACAGAAAAGCATCATTCAAATGGATCC